CTGACTTCAAGCCGGGTGAAGAAGATGACCAAGGCAAACTCGACGAGCTTGAGCCGAAGATGGTAGCGTGTCCACACTGTAAGAAGGAATTTGACCTGCGTGAACAAGAGTGATTTGAAACTTGATTGGGCTACGCATGAAGCAGCGAAATATGCTTGCGCTCATTGGCATTATTCTAAGTGCATGCCAGTTGGCAAGTTACTAAAGATAGGTGTGTGGGAAAAGAGTAAATTCATCGGCGTAGTGCTGTTCGGCAGAGGAGCAAATAGAGGTCTGCTATCTCCATACGGGCTAAAGCAAACTCAAGGCTGCGAGCTTACGAGAATAGCACTTACAAGTCACGAGTCGTATGTTAGCAGAATAATAGCTCTAGCAATCTCATTCGTATCGAGAAAATGTTCGAATATGCGCCTCATAATAAGCTTTGCAGACAGTTCACAAGGACATCATGGTGGTATTTATCAGGCTACAAATTGGATATATACTGGCATGTCGAATGCTGCCTATGAATATATCTACAATGGCAAGAGATGGCACGGCAGAGCCTTCAGAAAATCACACGGTAGCCATCTGAAATATATTGACAAAGGGCTCAAGATAGTGAAGGGAGCGGCAAAACATCGATATTTGATGCCACTCGATGCAGCAATGCGAAAAAAGCTAGAAACACTCGCAAAGCCTTATCCAAAGCGCGTCCGTAGCTCAACGGTAGAGCAGCCGGCCATCCAGCCGGCAGATGGCGGTTCGAGTCCGACCCGGGCGCTCCAGTGATTTGCAATAAACACGTATACAAACAGTTTACGGAGGTTGTCAAATGGGGGAACGGAAGGTTGAAGAGGCGCAATTCTGGGAATGTCTATACAAAAACTGCGGCAATTTTGCTGCGACCGCCGAGTCGATATCCGCTGTCATCGGACAACCATATACTCGGCAGGCGGTTGAGAAGCGTGCCAAGCGGCAGCCAGAGCGCCTTGAGCACATCAAATCAAGGTTTGTCGATGTTGCAGAGCATACGCTTTTGTGGGGGATGACACAGCGCGAGAACATCCCGGCTGCGATTTCTGCGGCAAAGTTTGTTGCTCAGACGAAGGGCAAGGATCGCGGGTATGATACAACCAGCAATCTAAACATCAAAACCACGCCGACGATAGGCGATCTGCTTGACATGGCAGACGAGGATTTCCCGGAAGAGGTTATAGATGCAGACGAAACAGACTACAGCGGAGAGCGTGAAGAGGCACCGGAAGACACGTGCTGCGATACGGAATAATCCTGCGTGGTTTGTTAAGAGGGCCTTGGGGGTCAATCTCTGGTGGAAGCAGGCTGAAATTGCTCAGGCTGTCGCCGATAATGACCTGATTTCAGTCCGTTCCGCAAATGGAGTAGGCAAATCTTTCCTCGCTGCGTGTCTAACTCCGTGGTTTTTGTCATCTCATCGCCCCGGCTATGTCGTCACAACGTCAAGCTCATGGACAAATATCAAGCGCACTCTTTGGCCAGAAATACATAGAATTAAGGCAGGAGCGCCACATATAGCGAACGGCATTGGTGATATTGGAGAGATTCTTGACCTTGAGTGGAAGTGGGGGCCGCAGTGGGGAGCGTTCGCCGTATCGACGAAAACTCCTGAGAACATATCAGGATTCAGGACACCGCATGGTGTGTTTATCATTATGGATGAAGCGTCTGCACTTGAGCCTGATATATTCGACGCAATGATGGGTCTTTGCTCTGCGCACGGCTCGAAAATACTGCTTATCGGCAACCCTCTCAGGCCAGAAGGCCCATTCTTCGAGACATTTGGAGATCCAGACTGGAAAAACTTCCATATCTCAGCCATGGAAAGTCCGAACGTAGTGTCAAAAAGCAATGACATTCCAGGACTTGCAACTGAGCTATGGCTTGAACGCATGACGAGAAAATGGGGGAAAGGAACGCCACAATACCTTGCCAGAGTGAAAGGGGAGTTCCCGGAGAGCGCAGAGGACACCGTTGTTCCGAAGCCATGGCTAGAAGAGGCGTATGTGGACGCAGTTGGGCCGGTCGTCGGCATCTTGAAAATGGGCGTGGACATCGCCAGATACGGAACAGACACAACGGTGCTGTGCATCAGGGACGACAAGGCGATCCGGCACGAGATTGTGAGGTCAAAGCAGAGCTTGACTGAGACAGCCGGGCTTGTGAAGCGCACGATTCAGGAGTGGGGGATAGATCCGGCAAACGTATTCATCGACGATATAGGGCTTGGTGGTGGAGTGACTGATACCCTTCATGAGCAAGGGATTATGGTTGTACCGGTCAATTTTGGAGCCGGTTCACAAGATCAGGATTTCCTGAATATGAGAGCGCATTGCTATTGGGGATTGAGACTTGCCCTTGATCCAGATGGCGAAAATCCTATGCTTATGCCGCGAAAGTTCGCTGAATTGGCCGCAGAATGTATCATCCCGCGCTACAAAGTTCTGTCTACGGGAAAGATACAACTTGAGAGCAAGGACGACATTAAGAAGAGGATCGGCAAAAGCCCAGACAGAGCCGACGCGCTTGCCTTGACATTCGCCGATACAGACACAGGGCAGATAACAGTAGATACTCTGTGGTAAGATAAAGCATTACGGAGGGAAAGAATGGAGCATAACCTATGAGCTGGATGGATCAAATTCGTTCTCGCGCCGTAATGTGGGGGATGAGCGGCCTGACTGGGAAATCTGTTGACTCGATATCTGGCCGTGACTTTGAAAACTACTTCAGGATGAAGTGGACAGGAGCAAACAAGGTCTGGGGGCAATTCACTGATTACGAGAAGGACAGGGCGTACCGGAACAGCGCGGCGATCTATTCCTGTACTCGGCGTATTGTCCAATCTGCATCGGAGGCGATTGTCAGAGTAGGCCGGAGGCAGAAGGACGAATCATTCAAGCCTATACCTCACGCCGTCACAAAGCTATTTGACAAGCCAAACCCTGATATGAGCTGGGACATGTTCATGCAGTATCACCATTCTCATCTTCTCAGCACTGGCAAGAGCTTCATTTGGAAGTGGCGCAATCGGATGGGGGAAGTCACTGAGCTGTGGCCGCTGCCAGCGCATTGGGTGAAGGTTGAACCTCTGCGCAAGAAACTGCAGAAGGGCGAGAAGCGAAGGTTCATCAGCCATTACGAAGTAACCATTGAAGGATTCTCTCGTCCCGATACGGTCATGCCTGAAGACATGATCTATGGGCGCTTTGTCGATCCTGACAACTTTGTTGAGGGCGTTGGGCCTCTTGAAGCTGCATACCGCGATTACAAGATTGACATGGAGCGAGAGAACTACCTTGCCGAGATGCTAGCGAACATGCACGTTCCCGGACTCATCATAAAGCAGAAGGCCATCTTCACTCCAGAGCAGAAGGAGAACATCAGGGCGAAGCTAAAGTCTGCAATAGGTAAAGAGAATCGCGGCTCTCCTCTGTTGCTGTCAGGCGAAGATGCAGGCGCAGAGGTGCTTGAGCCGCTGAAGGATCTTGACTGGCCGGGACTCAGCAATATGAGCGAAGCCCGGATCTGTGCTGCCTATGGCGTTCCTCCTATCCTTGTCGGCCTGCGTGTCGGCCTTGAGAACAGCCCTTGGAGCAACGTGTCAGAGGCAAAGAAGAACTTCTACCAGACCACGATTATCGACATGTGGGATGCTGATTCATTCATGTTCACAAAGGGGTTGCTCGAAAGTGAGGGAGAGAAAAACCAAGACGTTGAAATCTATTTCGACTACAGCGGGGTCAAGGCGCTTCAGGAGGATTTGACAGAGCTGACCAATAGAGCGGTGAGTGCATTTGAAGGCACGATCTGCATGTTGGATGAGGCTCGTAAGCTGTCAGGCTTTGATAGGCTCCCCGGAAAGAAGGGTCAGATATGGAAGCTGCCTATGGGCGCTAAGTTCGTGACGACCGAGGAACTGACATTCGAGATGGAGACGGGAGTGATCCCGCCAGAGAAACACTTGGAGCTTGCAGGAGAGGAGAAGGACGATGAAGAAGCGGAAGACGAAGACGAAATGCGGGACAAAGAAAAGAAAAAGAAAACGCGGAAAGTAGAGAAGCCTGAAGAGGAATAGCACTGATTCTATAGGAGGGATCAACGTGGACATCATTGTAGGAAAAGGTAATCAACAGGACGTTCTTATCAAGACCCTTGAGACTGCTGGGTTTGTTCGCAAGACACAAGAGCCTGGCATTTCATGGATGGAAGCCCCGCCTTGGAAGGTCGTTGACATGGACGCTCCCGAGAGAGCGCCTGACCATCGGACTATCCGGGTGGCCTTCGTCAAGTTCGTGACCATCAAAGGGCGGACGGCGAGGATATATAAGTCATTCTGGAGAGAACAGGTGATTTGCAGGCCGAAGACCGTCTTCAAGGTGCTCGATGAAGGAGGAAAACTTGCAGAACAACGACTTGCAACTCAAGCCTGAGATCCAGACTGGTATGTTCGCAGGCCATGTAACTCAGTGTCCCTCATGCGGAAGGTCAGGTATGAAGGATGCTGAGTTCTTCCTTGTGTGCAACGCTTGCGGAGCGTCAATCTCCAAGCGTAAGAAACCAACGAGGCGATATGTCGAAGAAGAGAACGCATCCGATAGTGGAGCTGACGAACCAAAGAGCTGATGGGTTCGTGCCTTCATATCGGCGCACCGTTCGCACTGTACTTCTGAGGCAGTACCAGAAAGCGGCGAACCTCATCCGCGATGGATACGCAGACCCCATTCCATGGGGCGCGAATCAACGGTGGGCAGCTCAACTCCAGACAACTCAACAGATGCCCTTGATGCGGATCGCCTATGACGGTACGCAGATGGGGGCGCTGCATCTCAAGCAAACATCAATCGAGGAAGTGCTATCAGAACAGAAGTACAGCCGTGGCTTGAGGTGGCCTACGAAAGACAAGTTCCTGCTCCCCGGCACGAGAGCTGCCGTAGATGAATACCTGCTGGCGACAAGCAACATGGAAACGCTCACCAGTATCAAGCGAATCAAGCGCATATTCGACACTGCAAGCACCGAGCCTGTGAAGGTATTTGATCGTGAGGGGAATCCGGTCATCGATTCCGCGACAGGGGTTCAGGCAGTACGCGGACTGAAAACCAGCGAAATAGCCGATCTTCTGGAGCATTACGGCCTTGCTGATACCGCTTGGAGGGCAAATCTCATTGCCCGGACGTGCTCTGTATGGGGCATGAATGAGGGCGCACAGCAGCGATATGAAGCCATGGGAGTACCCGCGAAGAAGTGGTCTACCACCATGGACGACATCGCTTGTCCGTTTTGCCGGGAGATGGACGGCGTGATTATCCGCATAAAAGACGACTTTCTGGCACCGGGGGCAGAGCTGCAAGTGCAAGAGGGCAAAGGGGAGGATGCAAAAATACGCAAGTTGAGGATTCACGAGGGGTTAGCTGTGCGGCATCCTCCGCTTCACCCTCACGGAAGGTGTGGAATGATCCCAATTGTTGACAAACGGCAGATATGAGTTTTCCCATGTTGTAAGATATCGACAGCCAAAAGGAGAGGAAATATGACCGCGACTCTGACTAAGCCATCAATGTTCAAGGCAATGATAGGCGCACCAGAGACAATCGACCGTAAGAATCGAACGATGCGCGTTGTTATGACCACACGAGATCCAGACCGCGTAGGAGATTCCGTGATTCCTAAAGGTCTTGACTTCAGCAACTACATGAATGATCCGGTCGTGCTGTGGGCGCACAATATGGACAAGCCGCCCATCGGCCATGTGATACCGGAATCCATTCAGGTTCTTGAGGACAGTGTTGAGGCAGTGGTAAAGTTCGCCAACACCCCGTTCGCAAAAGAAATATTCACTCTGTACGCGGATGGTGATTTGAGAGCGTGGTCAATTGGCTTCCTCCCGAACAAGACCTCATATGTCGATACTGACGAAGAGGAACTGAGGCAGGCGAGAGAAGACGGAAGGCGGATGCGCAGTTTCAGCACCGTCATCGAGGAAGCCGAAGTGATCGAGCTTTCTGCTTGCCCTGTTCCGAAGAACCCAAAGACCTTGACGAAGAGGATTGACGCAATTGAGGACGAGGTTGTCCGCAATGCGCTTTCTGCATACATGGACGTTCTCAATGGAAAAGAGGAGAAATCCTTGTTTACCTTGACTGATGCCGGAGAGATTTCCGAGGGAGACGAAGTAAGAGATGACATGTCGTTGACGGATACGGCTTTCTCAAAGAGCATCGCAGAGAGAGTTGCCAAGGGCAAAGTCGGCACTTCGTTTGTGAAGGTCAAGACTGCCGAAGAGGTGGGAAGTCACATTGAGTTTGAGGTGATGGAGTCTGAAGAAATCGAGGGAAAGACCCTCGTGAAGCAAGCAAGAGTACAGCGAATTGTTGTGAAGGTTCTCGAAACCGATACACCAGAAGATGAAGGCCGCGAAGACGAAGGCGCA